CATCAATCGCCTTGTTCGCATCGAGGACGCTGATGCAAGCGTAAACACTGTGGATGTGCCTTTCAGGTTCTATCCTTGCTTGGCTGCCGGGTTGGCTTACTACGTCGCGCTGAAGAAGGCGCCTGACCGAGTTCAAATGCTAAAAGGTTTTTACGAAGAGGAGTTTGCTAGGGCCGCTGACCAAGATCAAAGCAGAGCTTCTTTGATGGTCGCTCCTAACATGAGATCTCGGATAGCGTAATGGCTTTTGCTTCTGGCAAGTATGCGATTGCCATATGTGATAGATGTGGCTTTCAATACAAGTATCTATCTCTAAAAAAAGAGTGGACTGGCTTTCGTGTTTGCCCTGAATGCTACGAACCGAAACACCCGCAGCTAGAACCTATCCATAATGTTACTGATCCAGAGGCGCTGCGCTTCCCCAGGCCTAATCTTTCACCAGATGTTGTTGCTGGAGCAGGCGTAGTGAGAACAATTGATGACAATAAAGTCATGTCTACTACAGGTGATCCGATAGGTTCTGAGTTTAGTATAGATGGAGCAACAGGGTCCGTTGGCACGGTAACGGTGGTGATAACATGAGCTTTACATTAGCTACACTGAAATCTGCGGTTCAAGACTATTGCGAAACATCAGAGTCTACGTTTGTTGCAGAGCTTGATACGTTTATCAAAGAAGCTGAAGAGCGCATACTAAAAAACGTTTCTCTTCCTGTGTTTCGCAAAAACGTAACAGGTAATGCAACAACTGGTTTTCAATACCTATCAACTCCTACAGACTTCTTAGCCTCTTATAGTTTGGCGCTGATTATCAACAGCGTTTATACATATCCTTTGCTGAAACATGTTTCTTTCATCAGAGATTACACGCCAAACGCATCAACAACTGGCGAAACAAAGTATTACGCTCTTTTTGATGACAACACGTTTATCTTGGCGCCTACGCCTGCATCTGATTATTCGTTTGAACTTCACTACAAATACAGACCAGCGTCCCTTACTGCAGGCTCAGATAGTGGCACCACCTGGCTTTCTACCAACGCCCCCGATGCTATGTTGTACGGAACACTTGTAGAGGCAGCGACATTTCTCAAGATTCCTGAAGAGATTGGTCAATACGAACAAAGGTTCAATCTAGCCTTGGCTGCGCTGAAGAAGTTAGGCGAAGGTTACGGCTCTAGGGACGAGTACAGATACGATATAGCGAGCACCTAACGTTGTCTTTTTTTGAAGCGTCTAAACTTGAAGTCGGCAGTGTAGTGGTTGAAACAACTGTTGATAAGGGGCACAGCCCAGAGTTTTGGGCGAAAGCTGCTTCAGATAGAATTGTAAGCGTTGGTGGCAACTGTCATCCTTTGATTGCCGATCAAGCAGAAGCCTTCAAAAGGTCTGTTGAGGCAACGGTAGAGTTTTATATAAAAGAAGCGATAAAGAGTGATAGAACAACCTTGATCGCAGAGCTTGAAAAGCAAGGCCATAAAGATATGGCAGATATAATTAGGAGTCTCTAATGTCCATCACCACTGCAATGTGCACATCTTTCAAAAAAGAACTTATGGAGGCAGTGCATAACTTCAAGAATTCTGGTGGCAGCACTTTTAATCTTGCGCTGTACACAAGCTCAGCTTCCCTTGATGCAAGCACCACGGCGTACACTACATCTAACGAAGTGTCAGGGACTGGATATACTGCAAAAGGTTCTTCGCTAACTCGCGTTGACCCAAGCACTTCTGGAACGACTGCACTTACTGATTTTGCAGATCTAACTTTTAGCTCTAGCACCATCACTGCAAGAGGGGCGTTGATATTTAATGACAGCGCCTCTGGTGATCCTTCAGTTTGTGCCTTAGATTTTGGTGCAGATAAATCATCAAGTTCTGGCGATTTTACAATACAGTTTCCCGCAGCTGATGCATCGAATGCGATTATTCGTATTGCCTAAAGCATGGCAAATGTTACGGGTTGGGGCAGAGGCACTTGGGGTGAGGGCGCTTGGGGCGAAGAAGCGCCTATTGAAGTTAGTGGCGTATCTGCAACAGGTTCTGTTGGATCAGTCACGGTCATCCTCAGCACAGATGCCGTTGTCACAGGCGTTTCTGGCACAGGGTCAATCGGGTCGGTCACAATCGTCCAAGGGGCGGGCATCGATGTATCTGTCACGGGCGTGGCAGGAACTGGATCTGTCGGAGCGGTTACTGTATCGGCAGATGCGAATGTTAGTGTATCTGGCGTTTCAGGCACTGGAGCGGCTGGTTCGGTTGCGATCACGGGCACAGCTAATGCATCAGTCACTGGCGTGCAGGGTGACGGAGAGATTGGATCTGCGTCAGTATCGGGAACAGCTAACGCAACTCCTGCGGGCGTTACGTCAACGGGTGCGATAGGATATTTCAACGTTTACGGTATTATAAACGACGGACAAGACCCAAACTGGACAGCAATCACGGACAGTCAAACACCAAGTTGGGCTTCTGTAACAGATAGTCAAACGCCAAGCTGGAGTGCTGTTAACGATAGTCAAACACCGAGTTGGACTGATGTAACAGACAGTCAAACTCCAAACTGGGAAGAGGTTGCTTGATGGTGCGCAAAGTTAAAAAAATAGTTAAAAGCTTAGAGAAAGCATCTAAGGCCCATAAAAAACAAGCAGCAGTCTTGAAGAAACATGTTGCTTCGATGAAGAAGCCAAAGCAAAAGACAAGAGGTCGGAGAAGATAGATGGCAACCTACGTTAATGATCTACGCCTAAAAGAGATTGCTACTGGTGATGAAGCGGGCACCTGGGGCACCAGCACGAATACAAACCTGGAATTAATTGCAGAGGCATTTAGTTTTGGTACGGAAGCTATTACGACGAATGCTGACACCCACACTACTACTATTGCCGATGGTTCTACTGATCCCGGCAGGTCAATCTATTTGCAATACACTGGCGCTCTTGATAGCGATTGCACCGTCACTATAGGGCCAAATACAGTCTCAAAACTGTGGTTTATAGAAAACGCAACGACAGATTCAGGTTCGTCTGGCCCGTATAACATCATTATCAAGCAAGGCTCTGGCGCTACGGTCACCGTGCCTAACGGTCAAGTTAAAGCTATTTATTCTGATGGCGCTGGCTCTGGCGGTAAGATGGTCGATGCGTTTACTAATCTGCATGTCAACGGCTTGACTAGCGAGGTAACTGGCAATGATGCGGCGCTCACGGTTATCTCAACAGATTCGGATGCAAGCGCCGGCCCTTTGATTGTTTTTCAGCGTGAATCCTCTTCTCCAGCAGATGATGATTTGATTGGTCGACTAAATTTTAACGCACGCAATGATGCTTCTGAGGACATCCTTTATGCTCAAATTAGATCGACGATCAAAGATGCAAGCGATGGCACAGAAGACGCAGACCTCATTATCGCAACGGTGGTGGATGGCTCAACCAGAAGTCGAGCAAAATTTAGCCCTACAGAAACTGTATTCAATGACGCAAGTATAGACCTCGACTTCCGAGTCGAAACAGATACCGATGCGAATGCTCTGTTTATCCAAGGAAGCAGCAACCGAGTGACGCTAGGTTTTAACGCGAATATAGCGGTAGGAGGAATTAATCCTCATTTGAGCGTTGTTGGAACCGATAATGGAGGCTCTGGTATTGGTGCTGTTCGATACTCCGCCGATACAGGCGGCTCTCGTTTCGTGTTGGGAAAAAGCCGAAACGGTTCCATTGCAACAGGGGGAGGAACAGTAGTTCAGTCTGGCGATACTATTGGGCTAGTACAGTTTGTTGCTGACGATGGCAGTGATGTGGCTAGTCGTGCAGCCCGTATACAGTCTGCCGTAGACGGCACCCCCGGTTCAAATGATACGCCCGGACGTTTGGAATTTCACACAACTTCTGATGGTGCCGCGACTGAAACGGAGCGGATGAGAATAACGGAGGAAGGCGATCTTTTAATAAACACCACTACTGATTACGGCGGTAAGGTAAATATTGCTACGGCAGATAACAATACGCAGTTAACTCTAGTATCTACCGATGCAGACGCAAATGTTGGCCCACGTTTTGATTTATTAAGAGATTCTTCAAGCCCCGCTGCTAACGATAATCTAGGGCAAATGCGTTTTTTGGGCGACGATTCTGGCGGAAATGAAACGTCTTACGCATTCTTTAATTGTCTTATTGGAGATCCTACAGACGGAGCAGAAGATGGAATTTTACGAATAGAAACCAGAGTTGGTGGCGCAAATAAAGAACGCATCACGATGGATTCTACAGAAACGGTAATTAATGATAACAGTGCAGACCTCGACTTCCGTATTGAAACCGATGGAGCAGCCAATAAGTTTTTTGTGGATGGTGGCAACAACGTAGTTGTAATAGGTAACAATGCCCCCGTAAGCGTCGTTGCAGTCGATTCAACCTTTCAAATACAAGGCAACAGCAATGCTAATGCTGGCATGTCAATTAGTCGTTACACGAATAACAATTCTGCGCCATATTTAAATTTTGCAAAATCTAGATCCACTAGCGTTGGGGATAATTTCACCATTGTTCAAGATGGCGATGCCCTTGGACGAGTTTCGTTTGTAGCTGCCGATGGTACTAACTTTGGTCATCAAGCAGCAAAAATCGTAGGATCTTTAGATGGAACTCCCGGTGAAAACGACGTACCGGGAAGGATCGAATTTTCCACTACTCCTGATGGTAGCAACTCAACCTCTGAGAGTATGAGAATCAATAGCTCTGGTGATCTGCTGATAAATACCACCACCGATTATGGCGCTAAGGTAAACATAGCTAGAAACGACAATAACGTACAGCTTGCCCTCGTCTGTACTGACGATGATAACGGGGATGGCCCGGTCATGGATTTTATTCGTGATTCAGCCTCTCCCTCGACGGCGGATGATATAGCGGTTATCAACTTCAAGGCAGATGACAGCGATGGGAATAGAGATATATATGCTCAAATCGCAGTATTTTCGCCAGGAGTTACTAGCGGTTCAGAGCAAGGTCGATTCGTTATAAACACTAATGATGGCTCAGCAGGTCTGCAAAATCGCATCGACTGTATTAACAATGAAACTGTCTTTAATAACGGCTCTGCTGACATCGACTTTCGCATTGAGTCCGACAACAAAAGTCATATGTTTTTCGTCGATGCCGCTAACGATAAAATCGGTGTAGGTACAAGCTCTCCCGGCTGCTCTAGTGGCGGCATACATTTGGTGCATGACGCATCAGAGGGAACGCCAAGTTTTACAGGCGGTGACGTAGGCATTTTTCAACGTAACTTCAATAGCGCACAAGGTGCAGGTGTTGCAATTATTGGCGGAACAGCGTCGGTTTCCGTTATCAAACTTGGCGATAAAGATGATGTCGATATAGGCAAGGTCAGTTATGACCATAGTGACGATTCGCTGCAATTTACGACAGGTGCGGCAGAGATTGGTCGTTTTACAACGGATGCATTATTAGTAGGAACTACAACACCCGTCACGAACTTTTCTAGCACAGCGCAATTTGTAGCCCATCAAGCTGGAGATGAGGTATGCGCTAAATTTATTTGTCACCAAGGCACAGTTACAAGTGCAGATCAGCCGATTATCGAAGTGTCTTTCCAAGACGATACTGGTTTGGGAAATGGCTCAAGGTTTATGATCTTTACTGACGAGAACAGCACGGTAGGTACAATCCAGTCGGCCTCAACAACCAGCTTAGAATTTGGCACGGGTTCAGATGAAAGGCTTAAAGAAAACATCGTAGATGCGCCTAGCCAGCTAGACAAAATACTTGATCTTGATGTTCGTCAGTTTGACTGGAAGAAGAGTGGCGAGACAGAGATAGGTTTTGTTGCTCAAGAAGTTAAGAAGGTGTTGCCAAATTGCGCTGGTGAAGGTGGCGATGATCCGAGCAAAAACCCTTGGACAATTTATAAAGCTGCATTTGTTCCGTATCTTGTGAGTGCGATTCAAGATCAACAAAAGCAAATAGAAGAGTTAAAATCAGAAATCGAAAAGCTGAAAGGAGGTAGCTAGTGGCTGCAATATTCACATGGGACATCCCGCAGGTGGACAGGCAAGTCTCCTCTGGGCTAATCACCAACATTCACTGGCGGCTTACAGCCGTCGAAACGATCAGTGGCACTGAGTATCGAGCAGAGTGCTATGGCACAAAAGGCGTGTCTGGCGATCCAAGCTCCTCAGACTTTATCGCCTACGACAAGGTCACGAAAGACAACGCGATTGCCTGGGTCAAAGCTGCGCTCGATGCTGATGAGGATGAAGACTCAGCCGCTGCCAAAGAAGCTGGACTTCAAGGTCAGATCAACAAAAAAGCAACACCCGTAGACGCATCAGGAGTACCGTGGTAATGGAAACGAAGCATATTCAACTTCACGATCTAGCTAACGTGCTGAATCTTATCGACGCAGCCGCCAAGAACGGCATGGTCACTGGCGAGGCTATGAGCCAGATGGGTGCGATGCGTGATCGCTTCATGGCGGAACTCAAAGAGCAAGCCCCCGCTCAAGACAATGTGGCTACACTCGATGAAGAGCCTGTTGTCTCTGGACAACTACAGTAGCGACTATGGATGTAGGTTCGGTATCCGAATCTGCTCAGATCAGTTGGAAGCAGGTTGCGGTTCAGAAGCAAGAGCGCCTGCGCACAGGTGCCGAGGGTGAGACTGTCCGAGAGATGGTCGAAACCGTTATGCCCGTACTTTATACGAAGGAGGGCAGTAAAGTAGAAACGCAGCCGTTAGCATCGACACAAAGAGTAAACGTGACGGTATGAGCGATAAAGGCGAGCAAGCATTGAACGAAGTCAACGCGCATGAACGTGAATGCGCCTTGCGTTATCAGCGTATCGAAGAGCGACTTGCAGAAGGCTCTGCTAAGTTCAAACATCTAGAACATCTTATCTACGGATTGTATGCGCTGATTGCAGCGGCTGCGTTGCCTCAGTTTTTTATGAGGTAAACCATGATTATCGAGTCTGTTGCAGCCGCCGGGATGCTCCTTCAGCAGATCAATTCGGTGATTCAAAATGTCAATGAAGGTAAAGCCAACGTGCAGCAAGCGATGGCTCTTGTGTCTGATTTCGGAGAAGCTCTTAACAACTTCGAGGTACAACGTAAAAGCTCGACGTTTAATGCGCTCTCAAAGAATGACATCCTCAAGCTACAAATGCTTCGTAGGAACCAGGAAAGATATCAAAAAGATCTGAGGGATTTGCTCCTGGTTGCAGACCCTAAACTGCTAGAGGACTACGACCAAGCAATTAGGCAGCAGGAACAAGACAGGAGGGCACACGCAAGGCTAATGGCAAAACGTAAGCGCGAAAAGCAAATCCTCATTCAACAACTTCTCGTTGGTGGTACGACTCTTATTATTGGAGGCGGCATCGCAGTTTTGATCTTTGTGTTGATCCTGAAAGCCTTCGGATGATCATGGCGTTTCTGCTTGTCATGCTGGTAGAAGGCGAGCAAGTTGCAGGTAAATTTCACTTTCGCAACATTCACAGGTGCAATCAGTTTGCTTATTGGCTGGAACAGGGAACGATCAAGCCGATAGAAGGCAGGCGCTTGAACAATCAAGAGAACATTACAGCCTATTGTATCCCTGTTAAAGTACCGCCAAACACACCATTTTATGACTGATATGGCAGCAAAGAAACTAGAGCCTGGGTCAGATTACAATCAGTATGATACCGATGGTGATGGTGTTGTTACTGATGACGAGCTAGAGACTAGCAAGGAACTGCAAGAACTAAAGATCAGCAACGAAAGAGCGCAGGCTCAGCGTAGCATGAGTTGGTTTGCTTTATGGGGCATGCTCTTGTATCCGTCGTTGGTAGTAGTAAGCAGTTGGGCTGGCCTGGTGCAGGCAGCAAGTATCCTGGGAGATATGGCCTCAGTCTACTTTGTTTCAGTCGCAGGTATATTGGCTGCGTTCTTCGGGGCGCAAGCATGGTCAAACAGAGGGAATGGTAGATGAGCATAGTTGCTTCATTAGTAGGGCCGGTAACGGGACTGCTAGATAAGTTCATAGAAGACAAAGACCAAAAGGCAAAGCTCGCTCATGAGATAGCAACCATGAGCGAAAAACATTCGCAAGAAGCGATGTTGGCTCAGTTAGAAATAAACAAAGCGGAAGCTGCTACAGGGTCGTTGTTTATCGGGGGGTGGCGTCCCTGTATAGGGTGGATATGTGCCTTCGGGCTGCTCTACAACACCATCATCGTAAACATATTAGGCATATGGGTAGCAGTACCAGAAGTGGATACGACGCTTCTGGTTCCTGTGATGATGGGTATGTTAGGGCTTGGTGCGATGCGTAGCTACGAGAAGGTCAATAAGGTAGCGCGAGAAAAGTAATGAGTAAGCTAGTCGAAATGATCAAGCGCCATGAGGGTGTGAAGTCAAAGGTTTACCTGTGTAGTGCTGGCTACGAAACGATAGGCGTGGGCAGAAATATCTCAGAGTCTGGCCTTGGGTTGTCTGATGACGAGATAGATTATCTTCTTGAAAACGATATCAAACGAGTGACAGAGGAGCTACAAGACACTTACTTCTGGTTCGGTGGGCTTAACGAGGCTAGACGCGATGCGATGGTCGATATTTGTTTTAATCTTGGTCTTACCAAACTGCGTGGATTTGTTAACGCTTTAACTGCCATGAGCAGGGAACAGTTCGATGTTGCAGCTGATGAATTCATGGATAGCAAGTGGGCGAAACAAGTTGGCACGAGAGCGATTCGCGTAACCGAAATGATCCGCGACGGTGAGTATCAGTAATGCCTTTGCAGAAATACATATTCAACCCTGGAATCAACAAAGAGGGCACCGACTACACCGCAGAAGGTGGATGGTTTGATGGCAATCTTGTTCGATTCCGTAAAGGTTTGCCTGAAAAGATAGGTGGCTGGGTCAAATATGTTACTTCTTCTTTCAATGGCACAGGCAGAAAACTACTAGGCTGGACATCTTTAGCTGGCACAAAGCTTCTTGGTCTTGGCACTCGCACAAAGCTATACATTCAATTAGGTTCTAATTACAACGACATAACGCCAGTTAGGTCTACCACATCTGCAGGCGATGTAACTTTTGGAGCGACCAACGGATCAAGCTCTATCAATGTTACAGACACCGCGCATGGCGCAGCAAAGGGTGATTTTGTTACTTTTAGTGGCGCAGCATCTTTAGGCGGCAATGTCACCGCAGCAGTTCTGAATCAAGAATATGAGATTGATTCAATCACAAGCACTGATATCTATGTGATCACAGCAAAAGATACTTCTGGCGCAACTGTCACGGCCAACAGCAGTGATAGCGGCAACGGTGGTAGTTCTGTAGTAGGCGCATATCAAATTAACGTTGGCCTTGATGTGTTTGTAGATGGTACAGGATGGGGTTCTGGCACATGGGGTGCAGGAACATGGGGCTCATCAAGTTCTTTGAGCGCCTTGAATCAACTTCGCTTGTGGTCCATGGATAGCTTCGGTGAGGACTTGATAGCAAACGTGCGAGCAGGTGGTATCTACTATTGGGACACGAGCGCAAAAACATTAGGCACTGATCGAGCCGTAAACATATCTTCGTTATCTGGCGCAAACTTTACACCAACAGTTGCATTGCAAGTGCTTGTTTCTGATGTGGATCGACACGTTATTGCTCTTGGAGCAGACCCAATAAATGACACTGCAACTGCTAGAACAGGATCTTCTGACCCCCTTCTAGTTGCATTCTCTGACCAAGAAAATCCCGCAGAGTGGTTCCCAACTGCCACAAACACGGCAGGATCTCTTAGATGCTCCGCAGGCTCACAAATTATCGGTGGCTTGCGAGCCAGGCAAGAAACTCTGATATGGACTGATGTTGCTCTTTATAGCCTACAGTTTATTGGGGCGCCTCTTACGTTTGGCCTTAATCTGATCAACGAGGGCGTTAGCTTGATTGGTCCAAACGCCCCGGTGAACACACCTGCCGGTGTATTCTGGATGGACAAGAAAGGTTTTTACTCATATCAAGGTGCAGTTCAAGGGGTTCCCTGCAGCGTTAGATCTTATGTGTTTGACGATTTCAATGAAGGCCAAGCGTTTCAGGTGTTTGGTTTTCTAAACAAACAATTTGATGAGGTTGGTTGGTTTTATTGTTCTGGCACAAACACCGTAATTGATCGATATGTCACCTACAACTACGTCGAACAAACATGGGCCATAGGTAATCTATCAAGAACTGCTTGGCTTGATGAAGGGCTAGTTAGTTTTCCACGAGCAGCTGGATACGATGGCGATGCCAACTACATTTATTCACATGAAACGGGCCATGACAATGACGGTAGCCCCATGGATAACGTGTTTATCGAAAGCGCTGACTTTGATCTAGGCGATGGAGAACAGTTTCAATTCATACGCAGGTGCATACCAGACGTTAAGTTTACGGGCGACAGTGGTGCAACTCAGGCCATGAACTTTGTGATTAAAGCAAGAAACTTCCCTGGTGACTCTTTGACTACAGATCAGACTACCGCTTTTACAGCGAGTACAA